CATATACAACAAGATAAAGCAGAGGAGAAGTAAATGAAAGAAGCTGCACGACCAATAGCGATGATATTTCTGGTGGTGGCATTGATTGTTGGGGCAGTATTTGAATCTATCGGCTATCCTATGGCTGAGTGGTTCAGGTATTTCGCCATCGGCATAGTGAGTGAGTGGTTTATAGAGCGTGGTATAAGGAAGGGGAAAAGTGCTTGATATTTTGAAAGACTTATGGCTCACCTGGACTGAGTGGCACGCTATTGTCATTGGCTGGGGTGATGGTGTGGCATTTACTATGACGGATTGGGAAATGATACCCAAGCTCTACGATGACAGGTTGGAAGGCGAATTGCATTATTACAAGTTCGGGATAGGATTAGGTCGTTTAACTTGGGCGTTGATTATAGCGTCATTGCTTATAAGGTTTTTGGAGTAATATGGAACTTAAATTAGGAAAACTTAAACCAGTAATAGACCACAGAACAATACCGCTTCGTGCTGTTCTCAAGGCAGAACTATTGCCGGAGTTACCACTTATCTATGACAACCACGAAGTCTATGACATAGTGGATGATTTCATGTATGCCAATAATGAGCATGGCTGCTGTGTCATAAGCTCCAGGGGGCATCACACGCTTGTCTTTGAGGGCTTTGAGCAAGCCAAACAAATAGAAATTACTGACCAGGAAATCAAAGACGAATACTTTGAGCAAACCGGTGGGCGTGATAGTGGACTGATTCTATTAACAAGCCTGAATGATTGGCGCAACGATGGTTGGCCCGTTGGGGGCAAGAACTATACAATCTATGCCTTTGCCTCTGTGGACTGGCCGGACCATGACGAAGTAAAGCATTGTATTCATCTATTAGGTGGCGTGAATCTAGGCATGAAGATTTATCAGACAGACCTTGACCAGTTCAATGCAGGGGAGGGCTGGCACTTAACAGGTAACAACGGCTCTTTCAAGGGTAGGCATGGGGTTTATGCTTTCAAGTATAGGGATATGAACAATGGCGAGGAATGGGTTAAATATCCAGAGAGTTCTAAGGTTGTCAGTTATAGTCAGGATGGCGTGTGGGTAATGACTTGGGGCAGGGGGCAGTTTATGACCTGGGATTTCTTTGACGCTAGAATTGATGAAGCCTATGGGATAGTGGATAACTGTAATAAATGGATGCAGGATACCAGCCCCGTAGATGTAGTTAAATTCGAGGGCTATCTTCAAAAGATAACCGAGGGGAATGAGCCGACTAATCCTTGCCCGATTGCTCAAGGTATAGTCCAGAGACTAAATGCTGCATCGAAGAAATTTAACAGGCATAGCAGGTTTAAGACATTCAGGGGTTAAGATGGAATTTAACGATAACTTTACATGGACTGAGGATCACTTTTCTTGGATTGAGGATTCAACAACCTTAGAGGAATAAGATGTCAAATAAACTTACAAAGAGGCAGGAGATATTCTGCGTCAAATACTTTGAACTCGGCAACGCTAGTGAGGCAGCGAGAATAGCTGGCTATTCACCAAAATGGGCTGGCGTAAACACTTGTCAGATATTGCGTAGGCCCTCTATCCAGGCACGGATTAAAGAACTTCAAGAAAAGGAAGATCAAACCCGCAAAGCTGTTGAGATGGCATCGGTTATGAGCGTTCTGGAGCGCAAACAACGGCTCACAGAGATAGCCCGGGCTTGCCTTACTGAGTTTATGGAGCTCGGCCAGGATGGTTCATGGGTTAATCTCGGTCCAGAAACAGAACATGGCGGCGCCATTCAAGAAATACACTCCCACACTAGCTATGATAAAGACGGTGCTAACCCAACAGTCTATACATCGGTGAAGCTGCACGATCCCATGAAGGCTATTGACCTCTTGAACAAGATGGAGAAGATGTATTCCGATGGCTATCAGGATAACAGGGTAGTCAATAGAACAGTCAACATCTTTGTGGTTGACCAGGAGACAAAGGATTTAATTGAACACGCCGGGGACAGAACAGAGTTATTAGATAATGGACGTAAAGACGACAAAGGTATTCAAGACCATCCTACAAGCGTGGACGGGCGGGAAGAGGCGGGTTAAACTCGAGGGCGGGACATGGAGCAGCAAGACTTACTCGGCTTTGCAAGCACTTCAGGTTATAGCTGAGCAATCTAAAATCCCGCTAGACATCTCCATAGTCTCTGAATCCTTGCCCCACTTGAAGCAAGGCTGCATCCGGGACTTTTTTAATATCCTGGGGGAAGATAAGGACATAAGCCCTTTCTACCACAAGACAGATCATCTATACCGGCGGCCAGATTGGAAGGGTAATTTCCTGTTCTTTGGTGCCGATGATGACAGCAAGGTGAGGGGACCGCGCCGGCATATCCTGTTTATCAATGAAGCTAACAACATACCATGGGAAACTGCTCGAGCTCTGGACATCAGGACTGAGCTATTTACTATCATGGACTGGAACCCGGTGGGCGAGTTCTGGGCGCATGAGAACTGGACAGAGGAGAATATAAATGCCTATGACCACTCGACATATCTCGATGCGATAGATGTTATTCCTCAGTCAAAGGTTGCTGATATTGAATCATACCGGGACAAAGACCCTAACTGGTGGAATATCTACGGCTTGGGACTAATCGGCAAGATAGAGGGCCTGGTATATCCCCACTTTGAGCAAGTAGAAGCACTCCCGATGGGAGAAGTCTTTTACGGATTGGACTTCGGCTTTGCTGCTGATCCAACAGTTCTGGTTAAGAATGTCATCCTGGGGGATAAACTCTATTCTCAGGAGATGTTCTATGATGACACAGCACTCACAAATGACCAGATAGCAAGGAATCTAAGTCTATCTAAAGTTGGCAAAGAGCCAATCTACCCCGACCCTAACGAGCCTAAGAGTGCAGAGGAATTACGCAAGTTCGGGTTTAATGTCGTTGAGGCTGTTAAGGGTAAGGGCAGCGTGGAATATGGCATTCAGAAAGTCAACCAGTTCTACCAGCACTGGACTAAGGATAGTTTGAACTGCATTAAAGAGCAGAGAAACTTTAGGTATATCAAAGATAGGATTACTGGCAAACTGACTGATAAAACTACACATCAATGGTCGCATGGAATGGATGCCCGGAGATATGCCGTTGCTACTCATAAGCTAGGTGGAATCTCAGGCAAAGCCCCTGTGTGGCAGTATTAGGAGGGTATTATGATAATCTTCAAAAACAACTCCGAGAAACCCAAGAAGCCCGAGGATAGAGATGAGCAGATTTCTATGATGTGGGACATGATGTACAACCATCTCCCAACATGGATGAGGTTCGTAGAATTAAGGTTTAATTTCAACTGGCTTCTTTTTGGAATAGTCATTGCCCTTCTAGCATGTGAAATAGCAATACGCTGAAGCTAAGGAGCAATCATGGCTGATGAAGATACTAGAGAATATAAGCTAATTGATTCCAGGGAAAAGGAAATGAAGCCCATCTTTGACCGCATGGACGAGGATGAGAAGCTTTATCATCTTAAACCTTACAAGATGACAGACCCAACTACCAAAAAGGAAGTTCCCGATGTTGTCAATGTTACCTTTCCTGACCCACAGATGTTTATCACCAAGGCGCAGGCCATCATAGGTGCTGCAACAAAGCAGGCAGTCATTGAGGGAGAAGGTTTGCCAGAGAAGCAACCTCCGACAATAGAGAAATTCATTGATGATATAGGCTACATGATAAACGAAAGGCTAAATAGGCGTGGGAAAATAAGCCTTGATTCATTTATTATCAAACAAATCTGCCTTCGTGGACGTATTGCTGCTAGGTCTTGTATAAGACTGGATGAGCAGAAAAATTTAGTTCCCGATGTGCTTCCCAACGATACGCGGCATTTCCTTTGTGATTATGATGGCGAAGATATGGTCTGGGGCGCTCCACTTTACAGAAGGCCAAGGTCTCAGATTGAAAAGCAATACCCGGATGCGAAAGTTAATGGGTCTTATGGGGAGATAAGGGATTTCTGGGATGACAAGCAAAACATAGTCTTTGTAGATAAGAAAATAGTCAAGGAACAGGAGAATATCTATAAATACCCACCCTTTGTAGAATCAATCTGCCCAATAGGGTCAGAGCTTGAAACAGCAGATGCGATTGAGCATGAGGGCGAAAGTATCTTATGGCCTAACCGAGCCCTGTACCCGGAAATGAACAGGGTCGCTTCACTGATGCAGACTCTTAACTACTTATCCCTATTCCCCGGTATGCAATATGAGAATGAGGATGGCGAAGGTGCTAATAAACCTGAGAAAGCACCTTATGGCTCACGAAAGGTATTACCTGTACCGAAAGGTGGAGGCTATAAGGCACTACCGATACACGATATTAAGAACGCAACCAGGCACTTTTACTCAATACTGGAAGGTCGATTGCAGAGAGCAAGCCTGACATCGTTGGACTACGGCAACCTGACCTTCCCTTTATCGGCTGTGGCATATACCGAAGTTACCAGTGGAAGGAACGATATATTCCTTCCTAGAATACAGGCGATAGCCCTATTCTACCAGCCACTATATAGAATGATTATCAACCAGTACTTGGCTATAGGCAAGACGCTAAAGCTAGGTAAAACAGGGAATCAAAACAACTATAGCAAGGCTGATCTCAAAGGCGATTACACTATTAAATTCAGGTTCTTCACCCAGTCGAAGCAGCAAACGGCTGCTGATTTGTCTATTGCCAATGCTGCTTGGGGAAGACTGCCCGATGATTATATTTTAAGAGAGCTTATGGGTGTTCAGGACCCTGATGGTTTGATGACCCAACTAAAATCACAAGAAGCCGAGAGACTTGACGAGGTATTATTCCTGTATCGTAGAGCCTGTGCCTTACTAGATGAGGCTGAGGGGATGAAGGGTAAAGAGCGAGATAGGAAGGAATTCGAGGCATCCTTACTCGGGCAGAGGATAGCAACTATTCTAAGGCAAAGACAGACTATGGGAGGGCTCAGCTCTATAGAAGGAAGGCAACAAGAGAGACCACAGGGCAAGGAATCACTACCCCTATTTAGTGGTGGACAAGGTGGTGGACGAACAGCAACGCAACGCGAAGAATTACCTGAACAGGAGGAAGAGAATGGTCGGGAAGAAGCGTAGATTTACTGAAGCAGACCTGAACAAGATGATACAGGGCGCAATGATGGAGAAGCCTGTTAATGAAGCAGGCACAAAGCCTAATTTCCTGGAATTACTAAAATCCAAAAGCGGATTGAATAGGAATGAACGGATTAAACCTTAACGAAGTTGAATTGCTGGGCAAGTATGCCACATCAAAGCAGCTACAGATAGAGCGTTTATTGAGGCAATATAGCAACACGCTGGAAGATGTGCATGAACTCTTGCCTCAGCTTAGAGGCACTATTACTGAGCAGAGAAAAGCCACGCAATTTGGCACGGAGCCAGTATTCTTTACTCCTGCCGAAGCTGCACAGATGGGGTTAGGGTTACAGGAAGGTTATCTGCTGAAAATATCCCCAACACAGGGGAACGGTGGCTATACTTCCAGTGTTATCACGCCGACGAAGTGGGAGATTACTGAAGATGACTATTACATTTCACCATCTGGCCAAAGGTTATCAGCAGCCGATATGCAGGCATGGTTATCAGAGCCTACAGGTCAGGTTATTCCCGAAGGCTGGGAATTCCCGACTGGGCCATTGACAATCGAGAATCTGACTGAAGAAGGGAAGAGTGCATACCAGGAATACCAACAGTCTGGAGGGAAGCTGGGTATTGAGGACTGGATTGATTTAAGAGAGAGGCAGCAACTTGAGACTGAGGAAGTATTCGGTGCTGTTTTCCCTGAGCAGGATATTGCGGAGGTTTTGGCCTATGCCCAATCTCAACCTGAAGCCTTCATTGCGGATATTAGAGAGATTGGCAGGACTACGGAGACAGAAGTGCTACTGAGAACGATGTATGAGGGTGTGACAGAGGAATGGCTGACAGAACTCTTCACGCCTACTATCGGGGATCCTGTGTTACGCCAAAATCTAATAGATGCACTGAAACCAGTAACAGAGACCAACATTGACACAATGGTGCAATACTTTAGTGATAACCCCCAGGCGATAAGGTCTGCTCTTATTGGTGAAGGCAGAAACGAAGCCACAGAAAGATTAGTGAGGCAATTATGGCCCGATATTACAGCTGTCTCTTATACACATCTCCGAGCCCACGAGACCGTACTAGATCTCGTA